TTATATGGTCAAGGAAATAACCCTTACGGTTCCAACTGATTGGAGTGGTGTAAGTTTAAAGAAGTATCTAACACTTCAAAAAGATATGAAGAACTATGGTGATGACGAAGAAGCACAAACTGCTTTAATGTTATCTCACTTATGTGGATTAAACGCTGAATACATTAACTCATTATCTATTGAGGATTACAACACAGTAAGACTTGCATTAGAAGGATTTGTAAACAATACAGAATACCCCTTGCAGAAAATAATTAAGATAGACGGCAAGGAATATGGATTTGAACCTAACCTATCACAGATGACATATGGTGCGTATGTGGATATTAGTAAGTTTGGACAACTAACTATTGATGATAACTGGCCAAAGATAATGTCTATACTATACAGGCCTATCACAGATAAGAAAGGTGATATGTATTCGATAGAGCCATACAAAGGAGAGATAGACGATAAGTTATTTCTTAATGTTAATATGGATGTGCAATTTGGTACTCTGTTTTTTTTTGTAAATACGTTAACGGACTTGTTGAGCGCTACCCTGAAGTATTTGAAGGTGGAGGGACTGCCACCGAACATCAAATCAATTTTGGAAAAAAGTGGGGAAATTACCAAACGCTTATTGAACTTGCAGACGGACAATATGGTAGGATAGATTGGGTAACCGAACAGGCATTAGAGAAGTGTCTATTATATCTTGCATTTAAATCCGATGAAACTACATTAAAGAATTTATTACATAGAGAAGCATTGAAGAGACAACAGCAGTCATAACGATTTTTTAGGTTATCGGTGTTTTTAATGAAATACAATCAATGAGTGGTAAATGGAGCAATAGTAGAAATGGAAACCTTCGTTATTCTGTCAATAGAGAGAATAACTCTGGCATTTATATTGGGCCAACAAAAGGATTATCATCCCCTAAAAATAGTAGACAAGGATGTCTTTGCTTGGAAAGTAACACTTACGATGTAAAATGTTGTAATGGTTTTCTTATGAACCAAGGAATAGGCCAAACTCAATCTCCTAATAGAACAAAGGGTGGTGGTTTTTCAGATGGTTATAGTGAAGGTTTCGACATAATATTAGACTAATAAATAATTAAAATAACATGGCTGAAATTTCAAAACAGGCATTGAAGGTTGAAAACAATACTTCCTTCCCAAATAATAATACAGGAGCAATCACTCCGGCTGATTTAAGAGCATTTAATGTTGATATGATTGACTCTCTTGTAGATGAGTTAGGATACAATCAAGATAGTGCAAGTTGGAATAGTAGTATAGATGCGTTAGAAGCATTTACATCTTCTCAACAACCTGCTTTCACTGCTTTGAATCAATTCACTGCATCACAATTAACAATCAATACAGGTGTTAATGCATTTACACAGTCTGCTGATGTACGATTAGATGCATTAGAAAGTGAAACACTAAATTTAGAATTATTCACTGCATCGGTAAATCAGATTGCAGATAATGGTATTGTACAAGGAACTTCGACAAGATTACATTTCTACGGATTAGTTAGTGCAAGTATTGTTCCAAATGTAAACGGAGCAATTGCTTCTATTAATATTGAGCAAGATGGAACTAAATTAAATTCATCTTCATTCAATTCATATACAGCATCTACTAATTCTGATTTAGATTCAATACATCAAACTACTCAGTCATTAAATAACTTTACTGCTAGTTTAACAACTGCTTTTGTTGGTACTGCATCTTTCAATGCATATACTCAGTCTATTAATTCATACACATCGTCTAATGATGCAAAAGTAAATTCTTTAATTAACGCAACTGCAAGTTATGCAACATCTGCAATTACTGCAAGTTCTTTAATTACTGCAAGTGTGAATTTAAATACAATTACATTTACAAAAGGTGACGCAAGTACATTTAATATTACAGTAAATACTGGTAGTGGTGGAGGTGGTACAACTGATATTACATCTTTAAATGCATTCACTGCTTCACAAGATACAAAGAATACAACTCTTGCAAATGTAACTTCATCATTGAATGCATCAACTGCATCTCAACAATCACAAATTAATTCTTTGATTGCAGCAACTGGTAGTTATGTAACATCTACAATCACTGCAAGTTCATTAGTAACTGCTTCATTTAGTGGAAACACATTAACATTTACAAAAGGAGATAGTTCTACATTTGGAGTTGTTATTCCTGATGTGAGTGGTTCAACAATCAACACAGGTAGTTTTGTAACTACTTCATCATTTAACGCATACACATCGTCTAATGATAATAAAGTAAACTCTTTAATTAACGCAACTGGTAGTTACGCAATAAGTAGTTCAGTAGCAGCGGTAGATGCCGGACAACAATCTCAAATAGATGCATTGATTGCAGCTACTGGGTCTTACTCAACATCTTCTAATGATATAACTTCATTGAATGCATTTACTGCATCACAAGAAACAAAGGACACAACATTAGCAAGTGTAACTTCTTCATTAAATTCTGCAACTGCAAGTTTATTTACTTCTGCAAGTTTAGGATTAGTAACTGCATCTTTTGCAGGAAATACTTTAACATTCACAAAAGGTGATACGACTACATTTGGTGTAGTTATACCTGATATAAGTGGAAGTGCAGGAACAACAATATTTGAAGTAGTTTATACAGGTGAGAGTATTACAAAAGGAGACCCATTATATATTAGTGGTAGTCAAGGTGCTAATCCAATAGTATTCAAAGCAGATGCAAGTAATCCGGCTAAAATGCCTGTTACGTTCATATCAAATGAAACTATCGGTGCAGCAAATACTACAAATGCAATTGTATTAGGTTTAATAGAAGGAATAGATTTGACAGGCTATGTAGCAGGTCAATCAATATATGTGGCAGAAGGTACTGGTGGATATTCAATTAACTTACCATCAGGTAGCAATTCAGTTACTCAATTATTAGGTGTAATAACCAAAGGTGGTAGTGGTGGAAAAGGATTGGTATTAAACCCAGGTCCTGCACAATTACCAGGTTTAGATACAGGCAAAATGTGGGTTGGTGGTTCAACTAATCAACCTATTGAAATAACTACTGCATCATTTGTAAGTAGTACATCATTCAATCAATACACACAATCTAACGATAGTAAAGTAGATAGTTTAATAAATGCAACTGCATCATATGTAACTTCTGCAATAACTGCAAGTTCATTAGTAACTGCATCGGTAAATCTTAACACAATTACATTTACCAAAGGTGACGCGAGTACATTCAATATTACAGTAAACACAGGAAGTGGCGGTAGCACAATCAATACAGGTAGTTTTGCAACAACTGGTAGTAACATATTCGTAGCTGACCAAATAATAACTGGGTCTGCTGGATTTTTATATTCAAATGGTACTGGAACAAAATTAAGATTAGGTACTTCTGAAAATTTACAAAACTTTGATTTTAGAGTTACTGGTAGTGGTTTAGAACAACAACTATGGTTAATTGAAAATCAAGGTGGTGTATGGGGTAACTCATTCTTTAATAGAATGTATGTTGACTCAAATTTAAATGTAAACTCAACATTTACTGCATCATTACAAGAAGGATATGTATGGGTAGGTAATTCAAGTGGTAAAACATCAACAGTTGCAACCAGTTCATTTGGTGGAGGATTACCTTCTGGTTTATTATCATCATCAGTAACAAACTTTGTTGACTATTCACAATCAGTTGATACTAGAATAAATAATATAGTAACAGGAACTGGATTTGCAACAACAGGAAGTAATACATTTACAGGTGACCAAAATATATTAGGAACACTAACCGCATCATTACAAGAAGGATATGTATGGGCAGGTGGAGTAGGAAACATATCTACATTAGTTGCTACATCTTCTTTTGCAGGAGGTGGTGGAACAATATCAGTACAAGACGAAGGTACTATATTAGGAAACGCAACATCATTTGATTTTAATGGTGCAGGTGTAACTGCAACATTAAGTGCAGGAACTGCATCGATAACAATACCTGGTGGAGGTGGAAGCATTGACACAGGTAGTTTTGCAACGACAGGTTCGAACACATTCACAGGTGACCAAACTTTAATAGATAACTCTGGCAACTTCTTTACAATAACAGATGCATCTGGGTCTATGATGTTAGTTGCAAAAGGATTTACTTCTGCATCTTTACATTTATCAGCATCAGCAGCAGGTATTGGAAACTTTATATTCAAAACAAATAGTAATACACCTGACACAATTATATCTGGTAGTGGAAATATATTTGTAAATGGTGCAGCACCAACTGCCGGATTTAAAAGATATATTGGTGGAAGTAATAACATATATAACACAACTGGACTACCACAAATAAGTTCATCAATGGCATTTCCGGTAGTAATGTCGGGTAATGTTGGACCAGGTTCATATACATTTAGAGGGCCAGTTAGTTCTTCTGCGTGGAGTATTGGTAATAACTACAATGCAGGAACTATACAATTGGGAATAGGGGCATTGAACAGAGCTGAAAGAATAGTTAGTGGATTTACAGCTACAGGAAACTTAATACAAGGAAATCTTAATGTTGTTGCTCAAAATGATAACCTTACTTCATCTGTTAATTTTTCTAATAATAGTATGGCTGGTACAGTTACATTAAATTTAAGTTCATCTGCAGCAGTTATACAAAATAATATTATAAATGATTCTAATTTTACTTTAACCAATCAATATTATACTGCAAGTTTAGGAAGAGGTCAAATTACAGTAAGTAGAAATACCATTGGTGGACAAAATAATACAATATTAGTAACTGGTATAGGAGATGCTGGTGTAAGTACTCAACCACAATTTAATAACAATACTATTGGTGGACAAAATAATACAATATTTTCAAACTCAACAGGTGCAGGTAGTAATCAAGCTGCAATTGCAAATATAATTTTTGGTAATACTTTAATAGTAACCGGTTCTAGTAGTGGAACAACAAGTACATATGGTTCAGCTTTCTTTGGTAGATTTAATGCAGACGATGGTATAAGGAATAAAACATCCGATGTAATCTTTTCAGTAGGTACAGGTACAAACTCTACAACAGGTAGAAAGACAGGTTTCTTAATTGATACAGGGTCTAACTCATTCTTTGAAGGTGCAGTAAGTATATCAGGTAGTTTATTAGTAAATGGAGCTGGAGTATCTACTGTAGGTTTCGCAACAACTGGAAGTAATTCATTCAATGGTAATCAAACTATAACTGGTAGTTTAACTATGTCAGGTAGTATGATATTCGTTGATAGAAGTGGTAATGATACTAATGTATACTTAGGTTTGAATGCATTGGGATTGGGATTAGCAGGAGCATCACCATTAGCATTAGGAAATACTAATTCGATTGCAATTGGTGCCGGTGCAATGAGATTTGCAAGTGGTTCTAATCAAAACGTGGCAATTGGATATGATACATTACAATTCGCTAGTGGAGTTGAAAATGTGGCTATTGCATCAAATACATTAACTGAAAATACAACAGGTGGACAAAACGTGGCTATTGGTATTGGTGCATTAAATAAAAATACTACTGGTATTAGAAATGTTGCAATTGGTGGTGGTGCATTATTTAATAATATTGCAGGTGCTGAAAGTAATGTTGCAATAGGAAGGAATGCTGGTAATGGAACAAGTGGAAGTTTTAATACTTTTATAGGTGATAATGCAGGTCAAAATGTATCAGGTAGTAGAAATGTTATATTAGGTAGATATCAAGGAAGTTCAGGTGAAACATTTAGTAACAATATTATTATTGCAGATGGTAATGGAACTATTGAAGCAAGATTTGATGGTGACTGGCAATTTTATGACAATGTAAATGTAACCGGCTCAATCAATGTAGTATCAGGGTCTCTTACAGGACAAGCAGTTACAAACATAACTCCTGTATCATCATCTTTATTACCTGTATTAAATATGGTAACATTGACAACTGCGGAATACGCGTTGATAACACCAAATTCACAAACTTTATATATAATAGTATAATATGGCAATAGAATTAGGAACTGATGATGCAACTTTAAAAGTTGGTTCATCAGATGTAGCTGAGATAAGACAAGGTGGAGTTAAAATATTTCCAGCTCCAACATATACATCTCAATTTTGGATAGTTGAACCATGTGGAGGTGGAACACAAAGTTCTTTACAAATTGATACACCTCTTACGTTAACAGCAGGCCAAGCAATTAGACCTGTTATAGAACCATTCAGTGCTACTACATTACCAGGATACGAAACTCCTATATGTTGGATTTTAATTGGAAGAACTAATACAGGAACGTATTGTGGTATAAAAGCACCATCCTCAGATTGTGCACAAGCTGTCTGTTTGTAGATTAAATAAACTAAAAATAACTATTTTTTAAACATAAGGTGTTTTTACCTTACAAACAATTATAATATGAACTCAAAAACAGTATTAAATAAGATAATGTCACTTTTATCAAAAACAGAAGTTGAATTAACTTATGCAAAATTAGCAGACGGAACAATTGTTGAATCTGCAACATTCGATGTAGGTGAAGACCTATTTGTAGTTTCAGAAGATGGAACTAAAACTCCAGCACCTAACGGATTCCATGACTTAATGTTGAAGGATGAAGAAGGTAAAGAAACTATGTTCAAAGTAAAAACCGAAGAAGGTAAAATCGTTGAAAGAGAAAACGTAGAAGTTGAAATGGCTGATGAGAAAGTTAAAGACATTCCACAGGCAGGCACTTATACAAAGGATGACGAAGTACCTGAAGTAGCTGGTGAAATCAAATCAGGAACATTGAAAATGGAAGAAGAAACCGATGAGGTAGAAACTTTACCAGAAGATGCAACCAAAGAAGATAAATCAGAAATGGATTTAGGTAAGATGATGCAAGACATGGCTTACAGAATTGAAGAGATGGAAAAGAAGATGATGAAGATGGAAGAGACTATGATGCCACCAGTAGATGAGAAAGTTGCAGAAGAAGTTGCAATGGAAGAAGAAGAGTTACCTAAATTAGATGGTGCTCCAACAGACGAAGCTACAAAATTATCAACTGACTTAAACAGAAAAAATTATGGTAAGAAATCAAAAGATGCACAATCTTCTTTCTTATCTAAACTTTATAAATAAAATTATTAACAATCATTTAAATTAAAAAAATGAAAGCAAGACAAAATTTCGCATTACCAAGTGTGACTTCTACCTACGCAGGTGAAGCAGCAAGTGGTTACATCGCAGCAGCGTTGTTAAGTGCAAACACTTTGGATAAGAAGCTTGTAACTATCATGCCAAACGTGAAGTTCAAATCTGTAATCCAAAAATTAGACGTGAGTGGTATCGTACAAGATGCTTCATGTGATTTCACAACTTCAGGTAGTGTAGCTATTTCTGAACAAGTATTAACTCCAAAAGAGTTACAAGTTAACTTACTATTATGTAAGCAAGAATTCGTAGATTCATGGGAAGCTTTACAATTAGGTTTCTCTGCATTCGATGAAATTCCAAAGAACTTCAACGATTTCTTAATCTCTTATGTAGGTGGTAAAGTAGCAGAAGCAACTGAAACATCTATTTGGCAAGGTTCAACTGCAACCAACGGACAATTCGGTGGTTTCCAAACAGCATTCTCTGCATCTATTGCAGCAGGTGGTGCAGGTGCAGTATTAGCAGCTAAGAGTGGTTCTATTATCGTTTCTGGTAGTGTAACTGCGGCTAACGTGTTAGACAAATTAAATTCAGTTGTAAACACTATTCCTGATACAGTATATGGTAAGCCTGATGTATTGTTGTATGTATCTACTGATGTAGCAAAAGCATACCAACAAGCTTTAGCAGGTGGTGCTATCGGTGCAAACGGATGGAACAACCAAATGAACGTAGGTGAGAAGCCTTTCAACTTCAATGGTATTGAAATCGTATGGTGTCCTGGTATGGCTTCTTCTAAAATTGTAGCAGCACAAAAATCAAACTTATTCTTCGGTACAGGTTTATTATCTGATTACAACGAAGTAAAAGTTATCGATATGGCTAACATTGATGGTTCTCAAAATTACAGAATTGTAATGAGATACACAGGTGGTACTCAATTCGGTATCGGTCAAGACATCGTATACTACGGAGCTTACTAATAAAAACTAATTAAAGGGTGGGTCTCAACACCCACCTTTTTTAATAACAAAACTAAAAAATTAATATATGCCTTGTTCATTAACTCTTGGAAGAAACGAAGTATGTAAAGAAAGCATCGGTGGTTTACAGGGTGTTTACTTTATCAACTATACTACGGGGTCTTTCACAGAAACAGCAGCTCAAACAGCAACTCCATCAGGATTGGTGTCAGGTGTTCCTTCTGGCTCAATTTTGTATTACTACGAATTGAAAGGAACTAGTGCATATACTGAAACTGTTAACACTTCAAGAGAGAACGGAACTACATTCTTTTCACAAGAATTAACTCTAAACTTAAAGAAGTTAACAAACGAAATGACTACTCAATTAAAGCTTATGGCTTATGGTAGACCTCAAATAATCGTTTGGACTAACAATGGTGATGCGTTCTTAGTAGGTAAAAAAGAAGGTGCTGATATGACTGGTGGAACAATTCAAACTGGTGGAGCGTTAGGAGACCTTTACGGATACTCTCTAACTTTCACAGGTCAAGAACAATTCCCTGCTCAATTCTTATCTGGAAGTACTACGGAAAATGCATTAGGTGGATTAACTGCAAACTACACAGTAGTTTATGGTTCTCCTGCATAATATCATTCGGTATAAACACTAAAAATATTAACCCTACTCTTCGGAGTGGGGTTTTTTTATTTAACGATTTTTATGTAAGTTGGTGTTTTTAATATATAAATCAAGATAATGCTAGCATATTACATATCTCAATCTAACTCATATACAATACGAACACAGTTAACTGGTAGTAATCAATTTACTATGAGTTTGACGGATATGATGGGATTAAATACATTTACTGCTTCTATCACATCTGCTTCCTATACTCCATACGAAAGTTTACTATCGTTTACTGCAAGTATAAGTGGAACATTTGTTGCAGACGAATATCGTGCAGTATTATATAATCAATCAGGAAGTGCATCAATAGATATTTGGAATGGTTCTGTACAAGTATATGCATCTCAATCAATCAACAAATCGGTATACGAAAATAAAAATACACAATATGTTTCTCACGAAAGCGAGAACAAATATATCATAATGGATTAATATGAAAGGACAACAAAAATTCTCAATAGTTAATGTAAACAATAACTCTCTTCCTATAATTCAGGAAGATACTAAAACTCGTTATCCATTCGTTCCATTTGGTGTGTATGGTAATGACGATTTCTTTGACGCAGTTACTACTGCTTTCAATGTATCTACTACTAATGCAGCATCTATTGAAGGTATTGCTGATTTAATATTTGGTAAAGGTTTATATTCAAAGAATCAAATATTCAATGAGACTTTACAAAAGATGATTCCGCAAGAGGAAGTTAAGAGAGTTGCATTTGACTTAAAATTATTTGGTAATGCTGCATTCCAAGTTTATTGGGATGACACACATACTAAAATCAAAAAGATGTACCATGTGCCTGTTCAATTATTAAGAGCAGAGAAGTTAGGTTCATCACCAATGATTGAAAATTATTATTATTGTACTGATTGGAACGACCAAAGAAAGGTAAGAGATAAAAAGAAAATACCTGCATTTGAAACTTCTAATGAGAAGATGGAAATACTTTACATCAAACATTATTGTCCAGGTTTGTATTACTACTCTTTACCTGATTGGGTATCTGCTTTACAATTAGCAATGGCAGAAGGTGAGATATCAAATTTACACTTTAACAATATCGTTAATGGTTTCTTACCAGCGGTAATGTTAAACTTTAATAACGGAGTTCCTGCACCTGAAGAAAGACAAACTATCGAAGATTTAGTTCAAGCTAAATTCACAGGTACGGATAACGCAGGTAGATTTATGTTATCATTTAACGATGACCCTTTAACTAAACCTACAATTGACGTAATTGATATCACAAACTTACATGAGAAGTATGACTATGTTGCAGAATACACACAGGATAGAATTCTTGTAGCACATAGAGTAACCAGTCCTTTATTGTTTGGTATCAGAACAAAGAACAATGGTTTCTCTTCACAATCAGAAGAAATGAAAACTGCATTTAGTATCTTACAAACGATGACTATTGCACCTTTCCAAAACATTATCTTAAATTCATTAGATTATGCATTAACTTGTTCTGGATATACAAACGCTGAATTATACTTTGAACAATTAACTCCATTGGTAATCTTATCAGAAACAGCAGAAGAAACAGGTCAAACTGTTGAGCAAGTTGAAAAAGATGTAAACGATTCAATGGAAAATCCTGCTACAACAGAAGATAGTGAAGACCAAACTGCATTAGAACCAATACCAGGCAAAGATGAAACATTAGAGAAGTTTACAATGCCAACACACTTTTCAAAAGAATACGAAATATATAAAAAATAATTATGTCATACGCATTATTCATAAATAGAAACGATATCATAAAGAACTCTCCGTTGCAAGGTGCAATTGATGCAGATGCTTTATTGCCGTTTGTAAGAACTGCACAAGATAAGTACTTAAAAAATTTATTAGGAACTGTCCTATTCGATTACTTACAGGCACAAATCACTGCAAACACATTTAGTTCTTTAAGTTCTTATTATCAAGACTTAATGGATGACCATATTAAATATACTTTATTGTGGTATGCATGTGTAGAATATATTCCATTCAGTTCAGTTCAATTTAAATCTAATGGAGCAGTTAAACAACAAAGTGAGCAAGGTATAGCACCTGCTAAATCTGAAATTGATTATCTTTTAAATAAAGCATTGAATAATGCAGATTACTACGCATTGAGATTACAGAATTACTTAATTGCATATTCTAATAATATACCTCAATACTTAGAAACTGTTGGTAATCAAACTCAAATCTATCCTGACCAAAGTAATCAATACTTCGGTGGAATACAATTATAAAAAATATGAGTCAACAAATCGTTCATAATACAGGTGTAAACTATACTCTTTATTACAATGCTTTGAATTATTTCAAAACAATAATGAGTAATCATCCATCTATCGCTGCAGTAACACAAGGTGATATTACAAAGATAGATGTAAATCAGTTTCCTGCGTATCCATTAGGAAATATCCTAATAACTGAAAGTAATTTTGGTAGTAACATAACCAACTATACAATTCAGTTAACGGTTGCTGATAAAATTAAAAATAAGAATAACGAAAGTGGTGATAGAACTAATGCACAGACCGTTCCGTTTTATGGAGTAGATGATGTAGTAGACATTCACGCAAATACATTGGGTATCTTAAATGACTTAACTTCGTATACGCAAAGAGGAGTTGCGGGATTTGAGATAAACGGAGACATAAATTGTACATCATTCTCTGACCAATTTAATAATGGATTGGCCGGATGGGTTGCAACCTTTGAGTTAACTACCCACAATGATAAAAATCGTTGTCTTTTTTTTTTAATTAATCCGTCGGGGAGTGGGTATATAATTGAAAATTGTGTAACGGAAGAAAAGTATAAGGCTGTAATACAACAAGAGGTAGAATTAGGACAAGTGTTTTCAACAAAGACATTTCCAGTATGGACACCATCATTACAAAATTATACAGGATTAAGTTGTTTCACAGTTGTAGATACATTTGAAGGAGAAGATGATTATAACTATGTTAATTTGCAAGTGTTAGATTTACCATACGCAGATTACCAAACATGTGATAATTGTATTTTGTGGATTAATCCAAAAGTATGGTCAACTACACCGGAGAAATGGGGAGAAGGGACAGATGTTGCATTTAGACAATGGCAATTTGAATAAAATAAAATAAAAAATAAAATGGGTAGTTTAAGTAATTTATATGTTTCACAATCTTTTCAATCTCTATTACATTTAGGGACTGATACTTCATTTTTTCCAGTAGGTGCAACTGCTCCACAAGGATACATTGGTGTTCAAGATGGTTTGGGATATAATGCAGGATTTGCAATATCATCATCAGGAGATATGTATTTCTCTAAATCTGTAATAGTAAATGAAGATTTAAGCATTAATGGTGATTTAGATGTTGACGGAAACTTTATTGTTTCAGGTACATTCGATATAGAAGGTAAGGTAACAGTAAATGATAATGTAAGAGTAAATGGAAATTTAGAAGTAAGTGGAGCAACAACTTTAACAGGCAGTTTAGTAGTATCAAATAATATTACTGCATCAAACGCATTTATCACAAATGATTTGAATGTAGGTGGTACTTTGTTTGCAAGTAAGGTTGTAACACTAATAGAATCATCATCTATCATATTCTCATCTGGGTCTAATATTTTGGGAGATAGTATTTTAGATACACAAACACTCAACGGAACAATTATAATGTCAGGAAGCAGTTCTTTGACGGGTTCTATGGGTATTACAGGTAACTTAAATGTATTAGGTAACATTTCATCATCAACAATTAGTGGAATTGGTAATGTAACTACATTCTCACAATCAGTAGATAGTAGATTAGATTATTTAGAAGGGCCTTTTAGTACATCAGTTGATTTTAGATTAGATGAATTGGAAAACTGGTCATCATCTTTACAAACTACTTTTGTAACAGAAGTTGAGTTAACTCAAACTGCATCTTTATTACAAAATAATATTAATACAAAACTAAACACTTCTTCGTTTAATGCATATACACAATCTTATAGCCAAAGTGTTGCAGTAACAACGAATGGTTTAAATGATAGAATAAATACACTTACATCATTTACAGGAAGTTATGCAACAACTGGAAGTAACACATTCAATGGTAACCAAACTATAAACGGAACTTTATTAGTAAGTTCTTCAATGGTTTATTCAGGAAGTGTAAGAGGTCAAGTATTTCCAATAACAATTAGTTCTAATACTGCAAGTATAGATTGTAGTAAAGGTAATTTCTTTACATTATCATTACCATCAGGTACTACGAGATTAGAAGCAACAAATGTATTACCAGGTGAAACTCTTTCATTAAGAATATTTAATGAGACAACGGCATCGGTAGTTACTACTGGCACATCGGTTAAATTCCCAACAGGATTTACTTATGTACCTACTGCTATTTCTAGTTCTACTGATATCATAACATTTTTATCATTTGATAATTCATCAATCTTTGCAGTAGCTGCAAACTATTTCGCATAATATGTATATACCATTAACTTTTGAAGGAGCATTACAAAAATGTCTATTTGCATCAGGTGGATTGGAAGGATTTTTTATATCTGGAAGTCAACAATGGAAATACCATATGTTTACTGGCGCTGCTGATTTAGTAGTTCAAAAAGGAACTATTGATAATGTACAAATTTATGTTATTGGTGGTGGCGGTGGTGGTGCTAGAGGAGTTGCAAACACTAACCCAGCCGGTGGCGGTGGTGGTGGTGGCACAAACTTTACAATGAATGCAAGATTGTTTCAAGGAACATATAACATTGTAGTTGGAGAAGGTGGCGCGGTACAAGGTATACAAAATACAGATGGTTTTTCAGGCTCACAATCTTCTATAATAGGTACAGATTTAAATTTAGTTGCAAGAGGTGGTGGAGGTGGTACATGGGGTGCATCTGGTAGAGGAGGAGTATCTGGAAATGGATTTAATGGTGGTACATCAAATACTGAAAATGGTGGAGGTGGAGGTGGTTCAACTGCGGTTGGAGATAACGCAACTTCTACAAAAGCAGGTAATGGCGGAGCTGGTAACACTTTTTATATTGCAGAATATGCAATTGGATATGTATTTGGCGGTGGT